TTTGGAAGTTTCTCTGCTCCGGGATTTCCGTTGCGCCCAGCGATACACTGAACACAGCGTCCTGTCCGATGACGTAGGTGCCATACCCAGTTTTGCCCGAGCTGGGATAGTTTGAGAACGTTGAGGCTGTCGTGGTTTCGATGAAGCGCACGCCTGCGATGTCGATTACTCGGTAGGCTTGCACTCCGCGCATCAGTTCCTCGGCGCCTTCCCGGTGATACTTCAGGATGTCGATTACGCCGCCTGCCGTGTTGTCGTTCATTAGGTCGAAGGCTGGGGCTGGGGAAATTACGCCCACGAACATTCCGTCTGACTGTGGGCGAACGTCGCCGTTGCGGAGAGACATTGCCGCTTGGCGAACCAGAGACGCGCTCATGAATTCGTTGTCTGTGCAGGCGATGACGGTCGGAGCCGTTGCAGCTGCGAGAGCTTCGGCTTCGTACTCGGTGCGGGCCAGAACGTTCGAAGTCAAAGCAGCCTGATAGCCCATTTCGGCAGCAGTGTTTTCGACGATGGGATCAATCGCGGTTTCAACCAGAATGTCGGAGAACGATGCGAAGTTGAAGTACTGCTGGACCGTCACGTTGCGGATTGAGGTCGTGGGATTTTCGCCCGTTCCCACGGTGCCTTCTGTGCCTGGCGCAGTCGCTGCTCCCAACAGGTCGTAGGAGTAGAGCTGGATCGTGCGCCCGTTCCGGTCAGGAAGTTTTCGGCGGCTCGTGGTCGCGACAAATGGCAGGTTCGCTTTCAGGTTCTCCACGCCCACGCGGTCGTAGTAGATCGAGGAAAGGTGGGAAAGCCCCGCAGTGGATGTGAGAACGCTGGCCGGCTGGTATGCCATTGAATTAATCTCCTGTACAAATTACTTTCAGGGCACGCAAAAATCAGGCACGCCGTTTGAGCGCGGCAAAATACTTGCGTTGCTCATCGAGTGACATGCTCGCAAATTTGGCCGCATCGACCGTCGCCGTGGGCGGTTTTTCGGGTAGGCCCATGTTCGAAGGGATCACCGTTGGCGGCTCGGGCACGTCCTCCACGTCAGGGTCGGGCACGGCTGGCGGCTCCGCTTCGACCTTGCGCAGCATCGACTTGTCTGTTGCGGAAAGTTCGTTGAATGCCACGATCAGATTTTTCTTGGTGATGGGCTTGTTCTTGCCCGCCAAGTGCTCTGTGAGTTTCTTGGCGTTTGCCGTCGTCGGATTGTACTGCTCGGTTTCGGCCATGAACTCCACGCCTGCGATTTCCTGCGCTCGGTGCAGTTCGCGGAGTTCGGCGCGGCTCAAATTCTGGATGAGAGTTTCGAGCGGTACGCCCAGTTCTGCTTCCTGCAATTTGCGCATCGCGCTCTGCGGGTTTTCCTTCCACTCGTTGAGGATGTTGGCCTGCTCTTGGAGTGAGAGTTGTTTGGGCTTGAACTCGGTGGGCTTGTAGGCGGGAGTGTCTTCGTACTCGACTGGTACGGGCTTCGGCGTCTGCAAACTTTTCTCGATGAGCGAGGCGAGTTCTTCGACCGTGGCGGCTTCGAGTTCTGTACCGTTCGCCAGTTTGTGCTTGAATTTCTTTTCGGGCGCTGGCTCGGTTTGCTTCTCGGGCTCGGGCATGACAGTGAGAGGCGTTACGTCGTACTCGCTGGTGATGTTCAGTTGGTCCGCGCCTTGACTCTTGCCCCACGGCTGGCGGTCTTTGTTGCCCCGCGTGAAGTCCGTCGTGTCTTCGAATGGCTCGATGCCCTTGTTGATTTCGATTGGCATTTACTCTTCCTCCGAATGATTCCCGTTTCGCCCCGGCATTTTCAGCGGTTGGTTCAGCAAATCGACTGAGCCCGCGATTTGTTCGCGAATGATTTCCACGAACTCACTCACCGCATCGAGCCTTGCCCCAGATACCCAGTACGCATCTCGCGATGACTTGCGCGAGAAATGCAAATGCTGCTGGGTGACTCGCAACAAAATCATGTCGATAATTTCGTTGAAGAATTCCCAGCCGGGATGCTGCGTCATCTCCTTCAGCGCTCGGGCCTTGTGGATGTCCTTGAGGAATTCGAGTTCGTGTTCGGTCAGTTCAAACTTGCTAGACTGTTCCGACTCCACTGCCATCTCCTTGCGCTTCCTGTTGGAGTTCGCTCGCCTCTCCCGTCATGGGATCAGCACCCTCTTTCAACTCCTCTACGACGCCCTGAATTATAGCCTTGATCATCGCCGTCTGGCTTTGCGCCTGGCCCTTCGCCTGGATCTGCTGCAACTGGTTCTGGTTGTCGATCTGCTTCGTCGCTACCTGCTGCGCGAATTCGTTCTTGGCTTGCAAGGCTTGTTTCTCCTCCGCGCTCATCGTGCGGACCCACTTCTGAGTTCCGGCGATTTCCGAAATATCTGCTACGGCTTGCGCGACTTCGACCCAATCGACCACGAGGCCCTGCGCACCCATCGCCTCAATCACGGGCTGCTGCTGGAAGATTTGCAGCATCGGTGTCATGTTCTGTGCCAGAGCCTGCCGCGCTTTCGCTTTCGCCGAGGCGAGCATCTTGAACTTCATTTTTGCGTTCACGACATCGAGCATGTCTCCGTCGTAGTCATGGGCTAATTCGTCGGTGAGTATCGAGGTGATCGTTTCCTCGTCCAGCCATTTCGAGTTGCACTCCTGGAAGAATTCGAGTGCTGGTACAAAGATCAAGTCCGAAATAAAGTCGATAAGATATCCAAGGCGGGCGCCCACACCAGCAGATAAGGCATTCATCCCGGTCGCTGTACGTGTAATGGAACTGGGGCCTTGTTGCCCGCCCTGGGTGATCAGTTCGTTCGCTCCGCTGCGTCTCTGGGCTCTGCTGTCTGATGCCTCTACCTCCGTGAATGCGTCCGCCAGTGCAGGCGGATACTCGATCATTTTGATTCCGTTTTCGTCGTCGGTGTCGATGATTCCGCCTGGTCGGAGTCGGAGTTGTTGTGCAGGAGTGTTGCTACCTCGTTTGCGGATAAAATTGCCTGATAGCCGGATGGATAAATCATCAAGACGCCCATTGATGACACCCTGCTGGAGTCGCTGTTCGCCCTTAAGTAATCGCGCAATTCCGATTCCGAAAAACGAATCCAGTACGTCGGTGAAGCAGCAGGATCGGTAGGGGACTTCCCCAAAAGTGTTTTTCTCTTTGAGGATGAGAAGTTTTCGGTTGAGGAGGACATAGTGCTGCGTTTCCGTCCAGTATTCTACTACTTCGAGCTCCTGTCTGTTGGGGTCCGAGGTCGATTCCTGATAGCGGGGCATCGCCTTGAATTCCATGTTAAGATCCAGCGATGATATGCCAGTGTTCATTACCGAAGTTGTCGAGCGACCTTCTAGCATCGACCGTTCAGGCGACTCTTTCGGCTGATCGAAATAAGACTTCAACTCATCTGTTGGCGGAAGGGTATTGCCGGGAATGTGGCGGAACGCTTTCTCTAGTGCTTCCACTCCCATGTACTCTCGATGGCAAAGGAATCCGGCTTTTCGAACGTCCGGACATCTCAACTTAGGGTCGGGGATGATGTAGCGAACGTGCACGTTCTCGCAGTAGGGCTCGTTCACCCAAACCTGCCGTGACTTCATCGCCCACTTGCCATCGCCCGGTGCGTAGCTCTTGACTGGGAGATTGTTCACGCTCTGGACGTTGGGCACGCCCTTTCGCACTCGCTCGAAGATAGTTTTCTTGTAGCGTCTCCAGCCCAGCCGCATGTAGCAGGTGCCATAGACCAGCATTTCTTTTGCGCACTTGCGCAACTCCTCGCGAAACTTCATCTGGTCAAGTTGGTAGGTGATGATCTCCTTTGAGGCGCGTGCGGCGTTCTGCTTTATCTTTGGTCGGGCGATAGCTTCGAACGGCGGCGAATCTGCGAAGAGTGCCGACATCACCTGGGGCATCAGGCTTTCAATGTGCTCGTAGATCAGCGGGACGCCGAGACTTGCGCGTGGCACTGAGGACCCCTCCCAGAATCCTTGAGGCACGCGGAAAAGATACAGCCTGTCGTCGGCGTCCCACTCAA